GAAGGAACAACCGAAGGAACAACCGAAGGAACAACCGAAGGAACAACCGAAGGAACAACCGAAGGAACAACCGAAGGAACAACCGAAGGAACAACCGAAACGAGAAACTGGTGCGGTTAAAAATATAATTAGACTCAAATGAACGAATAAAAATAATTTGTACTATTATATTATGAAAACAAGAACTGTTTCCGAAACAAGAACTGTTTCCGAAAAAAAAAACAACAATTTGGGTATGAGAACAAAATCATGGGGACCTCCGGCTTGGTTTTTTCTAGATATTGTAACTTTCGGGTATCCTATTAAACCTACGGATGCACAGAAAAAACAGTACAAACAATTTTTTACTTCCTTAAAAAATATACTTCCTTGTGGATTATGTAGACAAAGTTATTCAAAATTCATCAAAGAACTTCCGTTAACAGAAAAAGTTCTAAAAACAAGAAAAAATTTGACGACATGGTTCTTCAAAATACATAATAAAGTTAATAAGAAATTAGGCTGCAAGGAAATGAACATGAAACAAATGAAAGATAAAATGAATTTCTACGAGTCTTTTAGAGCAAGTAAATGTACCAAAAAAATGGAAGGTTGTACAAAAGCTTACAATCAGAAAAAAGTACCTAAACGTACAAAAATAATAACAATTGATGATTACAGTGCTTTGGAAAAGTCAAACAAGATTTGACCACATAAATTCCGATAATGTATATATTCCTTTTTTTTTGTGTACATGTTTTCTTTGTGTGTATCCAATCGATCTGAAACGGTTAAATTTTGCAACATCGGATACTTCCGAATTATTATCATATATCCTTTTTCAACTCGATTGATCAAATCAATTTCTACAGACAATATAGTCTTTTTATTTTCTGTATAATTATCAATTTCTAGAATATAATCACTGAGTTCTGTTAGAATTCTATCGTAATTTTCCACTTTCAAAGTATAATAATTTTTTAGTTTATTATTATTTCCAGTGAGATCAAAAACATATTCGGAATATTTTTTAATATCTTTTCCAAACTCCGAAAAAATTGGAAGTTGTAGTCGCATACATTCAGATCGAATATAATCAAATTGGTGTAGTTTTTTAAATTTTATGAAAAAAGCAATTTTTAAATTAAAATTTCTAAAATATTGCACATAATTGTTATTGATTATTTCAACTGGTTCTGACATTATGATTATTTTTTCTTTTCCTTCTGTAATCACAGTTTCCATATCACACGATACATTGTCCCTTGATTTTTTATTCCCGGTGTCCCAATTGAATACTCTTTTTTCACATACGACTTTACATTCTCCGTTAGATATGTTCGTAAAAAAAACAGCTTTTTTCCCACATTCACATTCCATTTTACAAAACTTTAATCTGTCTAATTTCACAAACATAAAATTTTCTGAAAAAATATTTAAAGAATAATTTAATGAGTATAAGTAAAGGATGGGAGACAGTGTACTTTTTTTTCAAAAGTTGAATCTGGCAGAATTACGACAAAAAAATAAATTACTTGGGATTAAAAACTATTCGAGATGTAATAAATCTCAACTTGTCAAAAACGTTGTCACATTCTTATCGGCTAGAACTATACAGAGATGGTTTAGAAAAAAGATATCTTTCAGTGAAACATGTGCTATATCTTTGTGTAAGGTGAGATACCCTTGCTGGGCATTTCGAGTCCAGAAAGGATGGTTTCATTACAATTTACCTGACTTAGTAGATTATTTTCTCGTATCTGGTGATTTCAGAGAACCACAATCAAAAAGAGAAATAACAATAAAAGAACTGGAAAACTTGGATGATTTTGTAAAAAAAATAGGAATTCACAAAAGCAGTCTGACCTTTGCAAAGAAAAATACAAATCATTACCAACAATTAAAAAATAATGAAAATTACAGAGATGCTATAGTTGAAGAAATAAGAGACATTATTTGTTTGATTAGAGATAGATTAGATTCACAAGAAAGTGGCGTCGAACTTAGTTTCAATTTAGAAATTATTTACTTTCCCGCAATTCGAAACTACATGAAAGAACTACATAGACACTCGAAGAAATTTCTTCAAATGACTCTTAACGGTGCATTGAGTGTCATAGAAAACATTAAGCTAGACCCAAATGGACAGAAAGCAGTTATACGGTCCAATGTCCTCAAATGGATTAACAAGGAAAAATTGAGATTTTTTAAATAAAAAATTTTAAAACAACATTTTAAAAAAATTTTAAAACAACATTTTAAAAAAATTTAAAAACAACGTGTTTTTTTCAAAAAAATAAATACACTTGGTTTTTAAATACATCATTGATAAAACACAATGGATGCAGTAGAGTCGGGCACTTGCTCGGCAGAGTCATGTACTCACTCAGTAGAGTCGGGCACTTGCTCGGCAGAGTCATGTAATCTCTCAGTAGCGTCTGGTACTCACTCAGTAGCGTCTGGTACTCACTCAGTAGCTTCTGGTACTCACTCAGTAGCGTCTGGTATTTGCTCGGTATGTAAATATACAACTAAAGTGTGCATATGTAATAAAATGTGGAGAGAGTTCTCTAGTTTATTGTCTCTGAAAATCGATAATGAAAATGAACCAAGTCTTCTTACTATATCTACTATAACTCTAAACTTTAATCTATCTAATTGTGTTTTAGACATTGCTAAGATCACGGAGGCATTTCAAGAGACAAGTGTTTTCAAGCATATTTTATTTACCCCAAATGCAAAAAAAAGCAAGAACAAGGACATAAACAATGTGATGTTCAATCAATGTGAATTAAAAGGAGAACTCAGAGAATTCCCAAAGAAATGTAACATCGTTGGGTGCAGTAAAAAAGGATGTTGTCAAAAAAGCAAATTATCTCTGAAAGTATTTAAAAATGGGTCTTTCACGCTCACTGGACTTCGGAGCATAGACGGTATTCCAACTATAATAAGAACTGTAGATTACACCATTAAAAATTATAACGATGTTATTGTATTAAATGATAATTCTAAAAATTGTATAATGGAAAACGTCAGAATTTCAATGTTAAATACAAATTTTAGAATTAACAAGCAGATACGCCAAAATACCCTCAACAGTATTCTAAATAAACCGGAATACAATATCTCCAATGGAGGAAATATAAAAATGTCATCATTCGATAGAGACAAATACATAGCTATCAATGTGAAGTATATTTATAGAGAAAAAATGGAAAAGGAACTTGAAATAGCGAATAAGAAAAAGAAACTAAAAGAACTGAATAATCAAAAACCAAAAAACAAGGATCTTTTTCTAACTAGAAAAGGAAGGGAGAAATTACCTGGAGAAGTTACTCTTCTTATTTTTGGATCTGGGGCAATTATTCTCACTGGAGGAAAGGATCCTATTGAACTTATGAAAGCGTATACATTTATAAATGATATTCTAATCAAACACAAACAAGAAATCCAGATTATCTGATCTTGGACAACCCAACAGGGGATTCACTTATCAAATCACGGGGGTTTTGTGTGTCAGTTTGACCAGGCCACACACAATAACTATTTCCGTCCCCTGCTTTCTTGCATCTCACCCATCCGTTTATACCAGTTGGACCACAGTCAGGATCGGATTCACACTTTTGTAACTCTTCCTGTAAAGGAAGACTCCAGCCTGGTGGTTGTTTAAGCGTGTAAATTCTTCCCTTGTTTTCGTAATGAACCTCACACATACCGTAATCTTCATAAGTTTCTCCTCTATAGTAGTGATCACATGTCATACTTTTCTTTGGTTTTTTGGAGAACTTGTCAATTCCTTTACAATCTTGTTCTGTCTTACATGAGTCGGAACTCTGTCTCAAGGGTTTTCCATTGTTGTACTTATTTCCTAGTTCTATTTCTGGATAAACTACATCCGAACATGTTGGTCCTTGTTGAGAACCATATGTCCTATTATTGAATGTGAAACACACTTGATCGGACCCGCAGTCGGAATCTCTCTGACAAGATGCTCTTGACTGGTAACCAGAATATGCTAGATTACTCAAAGAATCAGCCAACTGATACTTAGCAGCAAGTCCGAGTAATTCTGTGCCATGTGGACTCTGTAGTAATTTACGCTGTTGTCCACCTTCCAGGCCTGTTATAGCTTGAATATACGCATTTATATCATTTGACGGCGAATAGTCGGTGAATATTTGTGCGGCTGGAAGACGAAACCCTAAAAAAGGTTTTCCGTTTGAGTAAACTGGAATATTTGAATTCATCTTATACTTTCCTTTTATTTTTTTTTTCGAAATTATTAAACCTTCAATTCGCTTTTTTTTTCATAATTCTTTTGAGGAGCTTCAATTTGAGAATCTTCAATTTGAGGAACTTCGTTATCTTCGTTATCTTCGTTATCTTCCTCAGATTCCTCAGATTCCTCAGATTCCTCGGATTCCTCAGATTCGGTTGTATTGAGTATTAAAGTGTCTATCTTGTTGTGAATTCTTCTAAGTTCCATAAACGTAATAAAAATAAAGACCATAGATATAAAAAACAATACAAACAATGGAATATCCATATATCAGTTTGTCAATATAAAAAAATATAACTGTTTACGCAACTAATCAATCAAATAATATGAAATGCAAGCCCATACCCCATGAAATTTATCATATAACTCGTCTGTAATTCTAGCAACAGATCCGTCTTTCTTCTGTCTCGAAATAATATAGTTAGGTTTTCCAGCGTCTCAACCATTTACTTTCTTATCCATGGTACATATATAATGTCAGTCTTGAAAATACTGTCATTCATGGATTCATCCAATTTATAAATAGCTTCTACGGGTTCTCCATTTTGCCCTGTCATACACTGTTTACACGTGGGAGGGCAAGTCGTGTTTCTGGACAACTCTGCACCATATGTACCGTGTTGCATCGAATCTGATTCTGTTTTGCCACCTACTACACAGTGAGAATAAAATGGATACTCGCTTCCTGCACCATGATATTGTAATTCCGATTGGGAGCAATTTCTACACAGATCATCGGTTTTCACACTTGAACACTTCTGTTTTCCCTGAATATAAGGTGAAACTCTATTTCGAGTTTTGCGGTCGAATTCCGATATAATCTTTTTGTATTCTGGATTCGGTGTCCAACATCCTTTCTCAATAAACTGGGAGCATTGTGTTTCAGGCATCCATCCTTTTGGATCAGATGGATCTTTTGAACAGAATGCAGGACAATCGATTGGATCGACTACACGATTTGTTCTGCATTTTTCGGGATATTTTGGATCTTCTTCACAATCTATGAGTCTACTTTCCGTGTCAATGTTTTCTTCTCCAAGAACACAATGACCATACATTTTTTGACTGGGGTTATCCTGAATTCTGCATCCTTTACAAAGATTTCGATCCGATTGGATTTCTTCGTTTAATTCCCATTCTGTACAAGGTCGCCAGGCATCTTTTTTAATTTCTCCTGAATTATATGTACAGTTACAAGAATATCCCCAGTCGTTTATATTACTCTGTGGTCTAGGTGGTGTTAGTATGCACCCAGGACCAGCTAGATCTTCCCCACTCCCAGTGCCTGTGAAAGAGCCAAAGTCCCCCTCTGGTAAGTTACACGGAGGAGAATATTTTCCCTTCGATCTAGTATACGGTTCTCCAAGACTCACGGGTAACAGTCCATTTCCATCCCATGGGGAAACTTTTGGCCCTCCCCACCCGTCTGGATTCTTCTGTGAAGGAGAAGCCTCTAGATATTTTGGTCCGAGTTTCAAATCGGGAAAATCCCATGCTCCAGTAAAATTCGATCCACCTCCCCACATATATTTCGGATTCTTGTAATACTTCGATCCAAGGCATCCTCTCAAACATGTAGGGGGGCCTTTTCGAGAACTCTTTCCATCGCCTGTTCCTCTGTTGAAAATCCCACCTACATCTAGTCGATTACATACACTATCTGTTAGGTCCTTGTCCTCTTTCTTGAGATCAGCTTCTGTTAGAGACACACACCCGGGTTGTTGTCTTGGATAACACATATTTGGACTGTTTTTATCAATAACACTGTAAGATATCCACTGACACTTTGGATCTGCACTGCAAACTTTCATTCCTTCTTCTTTCCCAAGATAAGAAACATCTGGACAGAATTTTCTGTCTGTTATATCACATAGTGTAGGAAGTGGTCCCCCGTATTCGTAGTCTTTTTTTTCTTCTATACTGAGAAATTTTTTTTTGTTATTCTTGCATATATAGTCGGGAATTTGCTGTGGATCTTTTAACACTTGTGGTGTACAATTCATTATAATAACGTAAAATAAAAAGATTTAAAAATAATATAAATTGTATTATAAAGATGGTCACACTATGTATACCTAGAAAAGATATACGGTTCATTTACAATAAAGTCAAGGGTGATAGAGAATGGGGAGGATATTATATTTACAACAAATCCAAAATAGTAAGAAAAACATTTAAAGGAGAGGAAATGTCGGTCAACGTTCCTATTCAGGATTTTTATAATATCCATTGGCATACTCATCCTTATGATCTAATCGAACATAACATTACTTCTCCGATTCAAATGCCAAGTGTGGAAGATATAGCAATGACATCCTATAAATATTTTATGGATATTCCACTTGGAAGAACAAATCTAATACACGTCGTTTTCACAACAAATGGAATATACGTTCAGAAACCGATACCAGAAATACTTGATAATTTTTTCAAGACTCCTAGATACACGATAAAAACAGAAAAAAAATCGGATATAAAAACCGACAAAGGATTAGCTATATGGGAAAACAAATGGTATAATCGTTTCGAAAGAGAAGCGAGTCATTTTGGAGTTGACATAGCTGGGGTATTTTGGGACGCGAAATATAATAATAAAACACAGACAACACAAGAAACATTTAAAAAAGCATTTGAAATAGAAAAACAATTCTTTCAAAAATGTGAGGAATTTGGTGTAAAAGTGACAAAACTAACAAATTGGAATACCTTACTGAAAAAAGGACTATGTGTAGAATACTAAAATTCAGTACTAAAATTCAGTACTAAAATTCAGTACTAAAATTCAGTTCTAAAATTCAGTTCTAAAATTCAGTACTAAAATTCAGTTCTAAAATTCAGTTCTAAAATTCAGTTCTAAAATTCAGTTCTAAAATTCAGTTCTAAAATTCAGTTATAAAATTCAGTTCTAAAATTCAATTCTAAAATTCAGTTATCTCTCTTCCATTTTCATCGGTATAAGAATAAAATGAGACGATATTTGGAAAATAGTAATTAGTTATGTCAGATACTTTATTCATTTCTAGAGAAATTTCCTTTTCGTATAGTATCTCCCATGTGAGATCGTTGCTACAGTAATACCTACTTATACCTTGATTATCCTTAAGTTCCCTCTCAATATAATCCATGTTGGATATACAATCTGACAACTTTTCCATCAATTCTTTTGAATTTTCATTTTTTATATTATCTATCATTTGTTTCATTTTAACCAGAATTTCAAGTGTTAGATCATACAAAAATTTAGCTTTCGAGTATTGGTCATATGCTGCATTTGCTATTTTCCAATAACCGTAAATAGTTACCAAACTTGTAGAGACGTTATAGATAGCCAGTATTGACTCCATACGTACACTCAATATATTATTCTAGTTTCAATGCAAATTAATTTTTCATAATGATCATAATTTTTCATAATAAAAAATATATTATACGTTTAACATGTTTCTAAATGCCAAATCAGGAGTAACGCTGTATGACGATAGAAATTTCATTGCTGACCCAAGAAAAGAAACAGTCAAAAGGTCATGGGATTTTTATGGAAACGATGGGAAAAAATTAAAAACGCACAATAAAGGAAATTCCATTCCAAGAAATGATGGAAAATGGGAATCTGGATTCTTAACCGGAAGAGCGATAGGTAATGATGAATGGGATGGAAAAATCAAAAAAATTAAAGTTCCAGTTGGAACATGGGCAACAGTCTCGGATTCACCTGTCTGTTCTCAAAATTACATTGCTCCCAATGACAACGGGACATTAAACGTTTACTGGGGGATAGAAAACAATAAAGAAAACAATAAAGATAAAAATGTATTTGGTTCGGATTATGCTTCTATTGAATACGGTAACAAACTGAACAACCGTTCTAATTTAAGTATCAAGGACAATGAAAATATTGCAACGAAATGTGCAAATACAAAAGATCTAACAAATAAACCGGATGAGTATAAAAAAGGAGATGAAGAATGTTACGTCTCCATGACAGCAAAAGATGGCAAGGGAAACTGTGTTCGGTCTGGACTTCATCTTGGATCGTATTGTCAATTGGGAGACAATATTTCAAGTCAGATATGTAAAGAAGCATGCGATGGTGTTCAGCCAAACGAAGATCCAAAAAATGATGGATACTGTATATGGGCCAAGGAGAGATTATGTAACAAGGGCATCGATGATACTTGTAAAGGAGATACCAAGTGTGGTAAACACTGGGTTACTGATAAAGACACGTGTACTATTCTTTGTGGAGATCCCGAGAGTCCGAATAAGAAATGCACCATTGGATGGATGAATTATTGTTCCGATCCAGCAGTTTTCCAAAACCCTGAAAACAACTGCCAGGGTGTGTTACAAAAGATCCAGGAAAACAACGGTTTCAATCTTTCGGTTATTAAGGAAACATGCAAAGACAATATTTTTACTGGAAAATGCAAGAATCTGTGTACACTTGAACCCAACCAAAAAGATACCTCCAAAATGGGTACTTTCGATGAATGGTGCACATCGCAGAAAAAAAACTTTTGTTCAGACCCAAAAAATTTAACAACTCAAGAATGTCTTGAGTTCTCGAAATTGAATCCAGATATAATGAAAAAAACGCTTGTGGATTTCTGTACAAACGTGAAGGAACTTGAAGACATGAACAAACCCGTTTCGTCTATGAATTTGAACACTGGAAAACGTGCTGATCTTAACATGTCTAACTGGTGTGGGTGTCTGGCTCCAGAAGTATACTATACTGCATACGAAAAAAATGTGGAAGAAACATTAAATCTTAAAAAATTTGAATTATCGGGTATTGGTCTTCTCGGTAATAGAGCTTGTTATGGTGAATGCAATATAAAAGGTGCACCCATTCCATCTGGTTACTCAAAAGACTGTCCAATTTGTATACAGACAATTATAAACAACATTGGAAAGTTGGACAAATCCAAAATCCAACAGGAACAGATAGGAGATTGTGTAAGATCAATCAGAGAAAAAAAAGATAGCGACGTTAAACCACCGGGTGGCGACGTTAAACCACCGGGTGGCGACGTTAAACCACAGGGTGGCGACGTTAAACCACCCGTTGTGCCTGTTGTACCCGGTGGCGACGTTAAACCACCCGTTGTGCCTGTTGTACCCGGTGGTGACGTTAAACCACCGGGTGGTGACGTTAAACCACCGGGTGGTGATGTTAATGTAAATAATTGGAAGTATCTTCTTATTATGCTGATTGTACTAGTTATAATATTTGGATTCATGTTTTCTGTTGCAGTATACACAAAAAAGCCCATACAACCTTTTATGATGTCTATGTTCAAAGGTTTTAAATTTTGAACGGTATGTTCAAAGGTTTTAAATTTTGAACGAGTATTTCGATTTCTCAGGTGCCATTCCAATTGACAGTTTACTCTGGTAATCTGCCCATTGGTTATGTTCTCTTTTCACATGATAAACATTCAATTTGATTTTTTTTCCCATAGAGTCAATGATCTTCTTGTAATTCCTGAGATGAGTATAATTTATCTTCCACGCGCCAGTTACCTGTGAAACCACCAACTGAGAATCCATGAACACTGTTAACTCTTCGCATTGTGAAGATATAGCATGTTCCATTGATCTAATTAAACTTGTGTACTCAGCATCATTGTTAGTAGGAAACTCAATACCTTCACGATTTGGAAAGATTTCTTCATAATATGCGAAACATGGTTTAGATATATTATTTTCACCATTGGTGATATCTACGAGTTGATTAGGAAAATACCAAACAATTCCTATACCAGAACGCTTTTTATTTGAATTACAAGCTCCATCTGTGTAACATATCATGTGTTTCGCAAATTGAATACTGTTTTTTGACATTTTATCTTTAATAACTCTTTTTTTTTTAAACCGTTTAAATAGTTTTTGTTATGTTTTGGTGTTATAAATTTTTAAAATTTAAAAATTTTCACATAGTTGTCGTGTATAGTTGCCGTGTACAATTGTATAAAAACGGTATAAAAAAATATATTTTATGTGAATATGAAAAGATGAGTTCATCAGAAGAAAGTTACCGTAACTTTATCAATTCGTTAAATGTAGAGGAGTTATCAAAAAGTTTAGATGACCTTCTAACTAAAATTGTACCCAAACAAGATGAATCTTTAGCTAATATGCTCTTATTTGGAATGGAACATTTCAAATTCGATGAAAAAATCGAATTCAATCAATCTGAATACCAAAAACAGTACTATAAAGGGCTACATAAAATAATTGTATTACACCACAGATTTATGGAAGAAAATCTACTAACAGACAACGTGTATAAAATTAAATTTAATAAACTCTTTGAAATATTTCATTATTGGGAATTAGCTATTCGGGCACTGTGCAGGGTAAAAATTGCATCAAATCCGGTATACGATAGTTCAATGAATACCGACATTGGACTTGCGAGGTTTACAATTATAACACCAGAGAATAACAGCCCTTATCAAAATCTAATTCTTTATCTTCTAAATTGTCTAACAGAAGAAAAATTGAGAAAACAAGGAAATATGTGTATGGAGAGGGTATATACAAAAGAAGGATATGATACACATGCATGGGTTCCAAAAATGTCATTTAAAGAATTTGTGTATTCTAGGGCAAGCAAAGACTTCAATCATCAACAGTGGCACAATCTCACATCAAATGCAAGTAACGCGAAAAATGCAATCAGTTATCTAGAAGATGTACGCGATCCACAATTTATCGATGTAGTCAAGGACAGACATTTATTTTCATTCAATAATGGAATTTATGAGACATGTGTTTACAATACAGAAAAAGAAATTTACGAAGATAAATGGTATGCATATGAACCAGAAGAGAATGAGAATGACGCGCTTCTTTTGGATTCGAAGCGTGTAGCATGTAAATATTTCGACACAGCTTTTATTTATCATAAAAACTCTGACTGGTACGACATTCCAACACCATATTTCCAGAGTATTCTCGATTATCAAAAGTTCCCACAGGACGTTTGTCGTTGGTTATATATTCTCGTTTGTGGGAGAATACTTTACAATGTGAGTGAGATGGATGAATGGCAAGTTATGCCTTTCCTGAAAGGAAAAGCCAAGTCCGGTAAAAGCACAATAGTGACAAAGGTGTCAAAAGAGTTTTACCATGCTTTGGATGTGGGAGTACTTTCAAATAACATTGAGAAAAAATTTGGTTTGTCTGCTCTGAAAGATAAATTCCTTTTCATCGCCCCAGAAATCAAGGGAGATATCGGACTAGAGCAATGCGACTTCCAGACAGTTATCTCGGGTGAAGACACTTCCATTCCTGAAAAATTCAAAACTGCTGGGGCGATGAGATGGGTTGTTCCTGGAATTATGGCTGGAAACGAGGCCCCGCAATACGAGGACAACTCTGGAAGTATCTCTCGTCGTTTAATCGTGTTTAATTTTAAGAAGAAAGTCACGAAAGCGAACACTCAATTAGGAAAGAAATTAGCAGAGGAACTCCCCAGCTTGCTAATGAAAGGAAATAGAGCTTACATGGAAGCCGTCCACAAATATGGTAAGAAAGATGTATGGGACAACGTTCTTCCTGTTTATTTCAAGAAAACACAAGAAGATATGGCTGAACAGACAAATTCTCTCGCTCATTTCCTCGCTTCGTCGAAGTTGGTATTTGGACCAGAATTTCATTGTCGGTACAAAGCTTTCCTACAGGCATTTAATGATCATGTTCGAGAAAATAATCTGTCTCCTCATAAATTTACAGAGGATTATTATAGTTCTGTTTTCGAGGAACGTAAAATAGAATTCGAGGCGAGATCATCAAAACTTGACCTTGTAACTAATAGGAAATACACATGTGCTTGGTTGGTCGGTGTTAATCTTGTTGTTGAAAAAGACATGCAAGACGACCCACATGATGATCTTGAATATAATCTGTTAAAATGAATTTAAATGAACGTAAAATTAAAATAGACCATTTAATAAAATTAAAATAGACCATTTAATAAAATTAAAATAGACCATTTAATAAAATTAAAATAGACCATTTAATAAAATT